GCACTGGATACCCACCCGGGAATCTGGGATCCTTTCTAAGATTGACCCGGTTGAGGTGCCGGGCAATCTGACGATTAGATTAAGCGCTACAATGGTAGACGGCAACGCGCCTAAGAGCTGGGCCCTGACAAGTACCGTTGTATCCAGTGGCCGCACGTGCCCGGCCCCTGATCAGGGGAACGCGTGCAACGATTGCCGCGCCTGCTGGGACAAATCAATTCCTAACATTGCATACGGTAAGCACTAGTGCGAGGCCGGACCTTCCCCCTGGGGACGCCACGGGCGTTCCCAATTAAGAACAGAATACAAGCGGACCTGAGGCGCAAGCAAATGCGCGAGTACGGGCGCAAGCGCGCAAGGGCCGCAAGCGAGACGCAAGGGCGCAAGTGAGCAAGCGTGCAAGCGCTCAAGCACGCGGGCGCGCAAGCAGTGTATCCTGGATCTCGGACCACGAAGCGCAAGCAATTGGCTCGCAAGCGCTCAAGCCATGCTCAGCGATGCGTGGAACGTGGAGCGCTTCATAAAGTTTTGGAAGCTTGAGTCCCTTAACGCTGACCAGCATGAAGCTTCTGCGTGGATGTGTGATGTGATATGAAATTTGATGCGAAGATATCTTTGGCTTTCTTGGCTTATTACTTTTTGTTACGTCAACATGTTTTAATTCAACTGTAAAATAGCCGCATTCATTAGCATATCCGACTAAATCAGGAAACCCCCGTATTGTAGCGGTTTCTATCCTGCTCCATCTAATTTCAGGTGTGTATTTTTTAACTCTTTTCCAGAGGTTTTTTTCTGGTGTATTCACAGTAAATCAATCAACGAGAATAACGCAACGATACTTCTCAACAGCACCTATCATTTTGTTTTCTACTAGTCTAATTTCTCTGATATTAAATTCTTTTTGTAGTGGACTACGACCATCTGGCAACACTAACATAACCTTTGCTGTTGCACCTTCTGGGCTCTTTGAAAAGTTAGACAGCACAGTCAACAAATTGCTAACTGTATATTGTAAGTGACCTGAATGTAGTTTCTTATCAACAAGGGCGTTGCCTATGTATTCATCAAACTTAGATTGTAATTTATTTATGTCGTCCATGTTATCTCCTTTTACCTTGGCCTCTGTATTTCTTGTGGCTTCTACGTTTATGTTTATTTTTTGGACGCGAGCGCACGCTGTGTCCTATTGATGTCCTTTTTTTGGGACCGGCTACGTGCTCGCTGTATGCTTTAGCTTTTCTCATCGATGAGTGTGTAGTCTCCTTTTATCAATACTTCATTCTCTTGGTATATCTTTTTCATCTTAGCTTCCAGGTCTTCAATAGACATATCTTCTAACTTACCTGTTCTGATTATTTTCTGTTCGATGTATAGTCCTGCTGCTTTGCCTCTCGCAACCTCCGCATTTGTAGCTGCCGAGAAAGCTCCCTTTGCAAGAGCTTCTTGGCGTATACGACCGAGTTCTGTGATGTGCCGTTCAAAGCTAACCTCATACTTTTTCTGTATTTCTGTTCTGAGTTCGCCAATGTATTTGACGACGAGTGGAAACTTGTTTGGATTGCGCAGCTCAGACGCACGCACATGGCACGAGCCTTCTGCATAACCTGCTTCTTTAGCACATTCAGTAGGTGTCTTACGTCCTTCATTGTATACCAATAACTCCGCAAATTTCTTTTGCTGTTCTGTTAATAATTTGGGTAGTCCCATGAATGTAAATATAAGTAAGTTTACTTGTGATTACAAGTTATTTTATTATCTTGTCACAATGTTTGACACCAGTTTGGTCTGTTGTCATCATGCATTTTTCTAAGCTGCATGTGTATTGTACTTGGTTTCCTGAGTTCCTCTCCGCCGTGCGCTTGGCTGTGAGGCACGTACTTAAATTATCCTGGTGATACCAACCTTCTATAGTTTTATTACCACCATCATAAATGTACAAACTAAGTATGATAACTGTTTCAATGATTCCCATTCTTCCGTTCTTCCAAATCTATAATACGATCTTCATGAAATTGTATAATCATATCGTTTTTAAGTATCATGGGTATTTCTGCTTCCATTTGTTCTTTAAGTTTTTCTGTGCTCTCGGCAAGATACTCGACCAACATGTAGAGCTCTTGAACTTGTGGACTGACCATGTCGCCTTTGGGGACCCCGTCAATAAAAGCATTTGCAGATTCTAAATCTTTCTCCATAAGCTGTAAGGTAGTCTCAATGCTGTTAAGCCTTTCAACAATTGTAAAATATGACATAGTGCCGATTGCTACTGCTCCGAGTATAGCCAAAAGGTTGCGCGCAGGTAATGAAATTTGTGTCGAGTCTGAGAGCTTCATTACAATAACGGATTATCTAATGACGCTTTTAGTTCGTCTATTTTTGCATCTAAAAAATCTATTGCTGCTTGGTTTACAGACATATCTGATTTTAGTGCTTCTATTGTTTGAGATAATAGTCTTAACTCTTGCATAACTTCTTTGTCACCATTGATTATACGATCATGTGTATCTGTAAGATCAACTGTTTCATTAACTGTAAACTCTTTGTTTTCTAGTTGTGCTATGCGATTATTAAATTCACCCCAAGCCATGAAGCCACCACCTATTGCACCAATTACACCAATGAGTGCAGCGTACGATGATAATTTACTGAACATTCCTTGCATTTATTTTCTCCATTAATTTTCTGTATGCGTCTGACGTTTTCTTTCTAACCTCTATCATCTTAATTTGATGCTGTACTAGAGGATCAGTGCCTACAATATTTGCCTGTGTAGCATATATTGTTTTGTCATAACTGGCAAGACTGGCCTGCATGAAGAACATAGGGTCGCCGCCTGGTAATTGACGTGTGTCGAACAACGCAGAATTTGTGTCAAAATAACTAGAAATATCAGCTTGATTGGCTGCCATCTCTCTAGATACAACTTCATTAATTACATCGAGTGTTAAACTAACTCGTTGCATTTCGTTTGATACTTTGTTTTGTATTGCCTTTTCTATGGCGGCAACTTTAATATCTAAATCAACTTCCACATCTGCGTCAGGTTCTTGAGCTGGCTCCTTGACAACTTCTTCTTGTTCGGCAATCTCTGTTGTCGGTGCTGGTTCGTCTGCAATAATTTCTTCGCTACTGGGTTGCTCTGCAACTTCTTCATTTACAATATCCTCTTCGATTGGTTCTTCTTCTATAATTTCTTCCTCTACCATGACCACCTCTTCTATTGGTTCCGGCTCTGGTTCAGGCATTGGTTCAGGGTCTGTTTCTATTACGAATTCTTCGTACGCTTCTTCTATAAACTCGTCTTGCATTTCTTCTGTAAATTCTTCTACAAACATTTCCTCTTCCATAACTATGTCATTTATAACCGCCTCCTCTACCAGAGGCAGATCATCAAACAGTTCTACATTAGAATCATTCCAATCTACATCCATATCCATTTCGATACTTGTTTCAGGAACGTAGACCACGTCAAACTCTTCGTAATAGTCATCTTGATAGTAATCGTCTTCAAAAAAAAATTCGTCAGCTATCATATAATCATCTTGTATATCAAACTCTTCCTCTTCAAACAAATCAGGATTGAATGAGTATTCAATATCTATTGGAATAGGTTCTGGCTCAAAGAAATCATCAGGTATTTCATAAATAATAGTGTCAATATCTTCTATAATATCTTCAACAATATCTATCTCATCTTGTCCAGGACATGTTGGTGGGTTTTTTTGCCAACAATATTCAACTGTTGTTACAGTTGTTGATGACAACGCAGTGTAGTCTACAGTTAGTGTTGGGTCCTTTACATCTACACCTGCATGACCGCCATTGTATTTTTTATTGCCTTGTATATCAAAACTAAAACCTGCTGTAAGTGTGCCGTGCGTCATGTTTGGATCGGCATTCATAATCAAAGTGTTGCCATAATTATTAAATTCGTAGTTATGGTTTGTTGTATCTTCAAATGTTGTGCTTTGTGTTGTGGTGTCAATACCATTAGATGCTGTTTGATACATCGTGACTGTTGACTCAGTTGGGTTCCACCATCGTATGTCAGCGTTAAAATTAGAACTAAAACCTAATCTCATTTCTTCTATTGATACATAGTCTTCTGAATTAATTGTAGTCTCTGCATACGCGCCGTCTTTACCTGTAAGATAAATATTTTCATTAATATCAGATGAGTCAGGAAACATAGAACCATTCCAAGTACCATCAATAAAATCTTGTGATATTAAATTATCTGTAGTGATAGGGTTGCCTGTTGTTACAGTAGTAATTGTAGTCGTGTCACCTACATTTGGTGTGTCGGGTATAATTACAACGTCAGTCTTGGCGACCGAGGATAACAGCGTTGCCATTACCGTCAATAATACTAGGTTCTTCATTTAGTTCCTCCAAGATTTTGTTATCTATTTTTTCCATATATCGTAATGACGCTACGTACTCTTCGTAGTCTGGTCTTTCTTTGTTATATTTATTCCACTCTTCTAATGCATCATCACCAATCTTACCATTGAAAGGACAAGGTGTACCAGCATGTGCCATGCTTTGGAACACTCTGCTGTCTTGACATAGTATAGATACAGCAGCAACTTTCATGTTAAAATCAAATAATAATTTAGATAACTTCATACGTTCACAATTCATATCACGTTTTGTAATACCAATGCTCGCACCTATTAATGGTTTTTGTAATCCTGCAGATACACCTACAGTACAAAGATCTTGTGACATTGCAGAGATACCTGGTGCCGATGCAGAAGGCACCGTTCGTTGATCGCCAGTGTAAGAATTGTTATTGTTTGTTGTGCTGTTGTTTGTAGTTGTATTAGCGGACGAACCATCTTGATAATTTGTTGTAGCCTCACTGTGATAGCCACCTGTAATTGCAGTATTACTAGCTGATGAGCCTGATGTAGATTGTGTGTTATTTGTTGAGCCAGCGCCTGTTACGTCTGCCATTGCAGAGTCCATTAACTTTCCAAAACCAAATAAGAAGCCGCATAACACAGCTACTATTACTAAAATACCTTTCATAAAACTCCCCCAAGTTCTAATTTTTTATGAATGCACTAACACCTCCAACGACGCCGTGCCTGTCTGATCCTTGAATTAGGATCGTTTTTAGTTTTCTCTGATGATCTTTTTAATTGACCAGCTGAGCGGGCGCAATATGATTTACGTCTCTTTGCAGCTTTGCTACCTGGTTTAACTTTACCGGTAACTGCTGTTTTTAATTTACTTCCAGGGTTTGCACGTCTATAGGCTTTTACACCTTTAGCTGTCATACCTGCACCTGATTTAGTTTTGCGATAGTTCGCACCCTTACCAGTTGTGGTTTTAGGTATATTCCCCCTGCTTATAGCCATTACGCTTTTGCAGTTTTAGCTGATCTCTTTAAAGCTTTGTCTGTTACTGTACCTTTACCAGGTTTACTAGTTCCTCTTTTTTTAGCTCGGTTCATGTAGTAGTACAAACCTTTTTTAACAGTGCGTCCGTCTTTGGTTACGTGTGTGTCACTAGTAGATCCGCCTTTTTTCATACGTTTCTTCATCATGCCACCACCCATAGCTTTTTTACGAGCTGGTTTTTTAATTACACCTTTTGCCATAAGAATATCTTTTTTAGTAACTTTGCCATCACCGGATAAATCTGGAAATTTTTTCTTTTTAGCTGTGCCGCCTGCCTTCATTCTTTTTTTCATCATGCCGCCGCCCATAGCTTTAGCTCTTTTCTTCTTAGCTGAGCCTCCGCGTTTCATTCTTTTTTTCATGCCCATCATAGTCTGTATCTCCTATAAGATTTTCTTTTGTTAACTGTGCCATCGTAATAATCTAAAGGCCACTTATCATAGTATCCTTTTTTGCGCATCATATCACTAGCACGCTCTAACTTATCATAGTTTTGTATTAATACCATTAAAAAATCATTATCTGGTTCCCAATCATCTGTTTCTAAAAACTCTACAGGCTCATCTTCTTCGTCGTCGTATGGGTGTGATGCCATTAGGTATATATCTTGAGGTACAAATACTACGTTGTATGCGTGTATCGTAGCATTTAGTTCTTCAACTGTAATTTCTATGTCGCTGCAACCTACAATCACTATGTCAGTATCAGGATCTTTAATAAGTTCTGTGCCTTCTACAATACTATCTATAAGTTTTTCGTGGTCTGTTACTTCCAGGATCTTTAATGCTTTGGTTTCTCTAGCTTTTTTTGCATAGGGGCATACAGGAACGTTGCCCAGGGCTTCACTTGGTTGTTCTATATAGTTTTTAGACCAATCAAGTATATCTTCAGTTATCGATTTCATTTAAATGTTTTTTAAGCATGTCAAGCAGCCAAGGATTATCTCTATATACACCCATCATAAAATTACTGATAGTGTTTACAGTTAATTCTTCTGCATCGTCTTCTTTTAATGGACCATTTGCTTGGTTAAGACTAGATACGTATACTACAGCATGTAATATTTCATGCCATGTGGTATTGCAGCGTTCTTGTCCTACTAGTGAGTCCTGAATATAAATAACACCTTCTCTGGCCCGGTACTCACCATAACTATCAGTCATGTCATCCAGCACAAAACTAGGATTTACATATTTGATCTTTATAGTTCTATAACCAACTTTAACTTCCGTAGGTCTACCATTAGCTGGCACTTCATGCGCTTCTGTCAATGTTTGTTTTTTTCTAATCATTCAATTCTCCTATATAGTGGGGATTTGACCCCTTGTTGTCAGGAATTTGACACAACTACCCCTCTTACGCGGGTTAGAACGTAAAACTGCCAAAAACTGATCTACTCTACCGCCTCTACCGTTGCAAAAAGACCCTGTGGTAGACTGTTTCCTTAATAATATCATACATTTACCTCAATTACCACCACTACCGCCTGTTCTGCAAGTTCGTACAAAATAAACATCGTAGGGTCTAATCTCTACTATAGCACAGCCTCTAAAGTGTTGCATAAATGTCACACTTCCTCAGCATATCTATTCTCACAAAAAAACTCAAAGCTCTTTAGTTCGTCACCATACTCAATAACATGTGGTGTCAACAACTCTATTTTGTTTTCATGTATATACTTGTGGCACGCCCAGGTGTCCTTAAACGTCTGTTCTAGGTATACCCGGTGTCCCTGCTCCGCGGTGCTATTAAACATCAACACGATTGTAATAACAAAATACATTACCCATTCTCCTTGTAAAATTGATCGAGGCGACGTAGGAAGTCATGCTTTGCCTGTCTGTACTCCTCGCCTTCTATCGTAAACTCCTGATAGTAAAGGTCCTTTGAGCACATCAAAATCACCCCTT